GTCTGGGTACACCTTAAGAGCTACAAATACAGAGATTTACTTTCAACCTAATCTTGAAGACTTTAACAAGTACAAAGAAGAAGCTATGACTTTTACTATGCGTCAAGCTAATGATTCTGCCGGATCAACTATTTACTATTTTAACCCAATTGTCAGCGAGTCTTTAGATTATGACGATGGGGCTAAAACAGCTATTGCAATATCCGGTGTTGATAGGTTTACAAATACACCTATGGCTGTTACTCAACAAGAAGATTACAAAACTACTCGTGTAAAACAACAGACTGAATTTTTTGATGAGTTTGATACCGATACTGTTGCTACTACTCCAGAGATAGCTCGCTATGAAAGCGAGGCTGTTGATAACCTGATTGTATTCCCTTATAGAGCAACCGCTGAAGTATTGGGCTCCCCATCTTTGCGCCCAGATATGCCTGTTTATTTAAACGGTCTTGGTCCTAACTATTCAGGATTTTGGACTATTTTAAAAGTAGAACATATGATTATTGAAGAAGAAAGTAACCGACATAGGTATACCTGTGTATTACATCTTGGCACAGACTCTTTAGGTGAAACCCGTATTGGTCCAGATAGCCGCGATATCACATCTCCTCCAGCTAGACCAATTAGAAAAATTATTCCTGGCGTTCGCCAAACTACAGTCCGCCCTGTAACCTACTTAAACCGGATTACTGTGCCAGTTAATAGCACCCAACTAGGTAGCTTTGGCAATATTGAAAACCGAGCTAAACCCAGTATTGATGACCGAGATACTTCTCCGGCACGATGGGTAAGCGGCACCAAGTCTTTAAATCCTGTAAGACCTGAGCCAGTTGTTGAACAATTTGTTATTGACCGTTTGGCAAGAATGAGGGCGCTATGAGTTTTGATAAAAGATTTTACGGTGTTTACGAAGGCTTAGTTACAAACGTAACTGATCCGGAGTCTAGGTACCGAGCTAAGTTACAGGTTCCGCAAGTAACTGGGTTTGAAGAAACTAATTGGGCCGAGACTACAAAAGGATCAGCCAGCACTGTTGGTAAAAAAGTTGCCGTTATGTATATAGCGGGAGACCCTAACTTCCCTCTATGGATAGGAGAAATAACCTAATGGCGTATCAAAGAGCAATTGCTTTGCCGTTTTCTTTTGACACCTCTGGATCGGTAGCTTATGTAGAGGATGAAAAGAAGATTTGGCAAGACCGCGTAGTCCTTGTTTGTATGACCAACCTCAATGAGCGAATTATGCGTCCTACCTTTGGCACTAACGTTGCCGCTACAGTGTTTGAAAACGTAAATGACTCTATTAGCCTAATTCAACAGACTATTGGAGGAGCCTTTACAAAGTTTCTTCCAAGCCTATCCTTACAAAAAGTCAATGGTTCGGTTGATCCGGTAGATGGAAACATAGTTATTGACGTCCTTTACCGTTATAATGATAAAGACACCCAGCAGAGCGTAAAGATTAAGACCGGATTGTTCTCCAGAAGCGGGGATCTAATAGTGGAAGGAAATGGACGAAGTGGCCGTTAAAAAATATGTCCCACAGATTGACTATACCTCTAGGGACTACACCTCTATCCGAGAAGACTTAATCTCTCTTATCCCTAATTTTGCCCCTAACTGGACTAACCGCGACCCGGCAGACTTTGGTATTACCATACTTGAAGCTTTTGCGTATATGGGCGATCAACTTAATTATTATATTGACCGCGCCGCAAATGAATCATTTATTACTACAGCTAGCCAAAGAGACAGTGTTCTTCAACTTGCTCGTCTACTTGGCTATCAAGCTACTAATAACACAGCCTCAAAAGTTACTTTAACTTTTCAGAACTCAACAGCAAGCTCAATTACAGTACCGGCCCTGACTCAAGTAGCTACAAGTAACATAACAAGTAGCACATCCACACAAGTGGTTTTTGAAACAGCCAGCTCAATCACAGTTTCAGCAAACTCATCTACTACAGTTATTGCAAATCAAGGCACAACTGTGGCTAATGAGGTTATTGGAACATCTAATGGTGAGTCAAGTCAAGTATTTAAATTGGCAAAAAATCCAGTTATTCAAAATAGCGTAACTCTTTCAGTTAACTCTGTTACATACACACAAGTTCCTTACCTAATTGATTACCAGAACTATGATCCAGTATTTAGTACTTACACAAACGCTGATGGCATTACATACGTGCTATTTGGTGACAACGTAAGCGGACGTATCCCACCAGTAAACGCACAAATTACTGCAACGTACCGTACAGGTGGCGGTGAAGTTGGAAACGTTGGAGTTAACACTATTAAATTTATTCTTACTAATGGAGCTTCTGGTTTGAGCGTACTTAACCAGTACATTGATGCTAACAACACAGGTGTTGCATCTGGCGGAGGTAACCTTGAGTCTACAGACGCAGTACGTGTTAATGCCCCATTAAGCATTCGTACATTAGAAAGAGCTGTCTCTCTTTCAGATTACGCAAATTTGTGTATTAAAGGCGGAGCGGCTAAAGCTGTAGCAATTGCAGATGTTTATACAAGCGTTACCGTTTACTTTGCCCCATTTGGTGACAAGGGTGTAAATAATGATGGGGTAACCCCTTCAGCAGTATTCAACAATACAGTTACTAGTTTAAGGTCTTATTTAAATAATAAAATTCCTGCTAATACAACTATTACCTTTCAACCGCCTTCATATATAAACGTAATTATTGATGGAGACATAACAGTGTTGCCTCAGTACAAGCAAAGCCTCGTCTTGTCTGAGGTAACCTCTAAACTAGACACCCTATTACAATTTGATAACGTTATGTTTGCAGATCGTATATCAATTAACGATGTCACATCTGCTATTAACTCGGTTCCTGGGGTGGCATTTGTTGAGCCTACAAAAATTGTACGTAGCGACCAAAACATTGCAAGAGTTGTTGATTTAAAAACTTTAACATCTGGTGTAGCAAATCTACGCACAACTGCGGCACACGGTTTAAAAATTGGTGACACAGTTCAAGTTACAGGCGTTGATAACGACTTTAACGGCGTATTTATAGTAACAACAATTCCAACAACAACAACGTTTACTTATGTTTGTACTGGTACAACTGTTACAGCTACAGCTGTAGCAGCCGGTGCCGTTACTAAACTTATAGTTAACGACATCCTATGTGAGCTTAATGAAATACCACAAAAAGCAACCTCATACACTTGGGGACTTACTGTAACTGGAGGCATTACAGTCTAATGTCACGTTATGGTATTAATTATTATAATTTAGCGTATTACGGTCCCGATAACGCTTCTCAGTATATTGCAACCTCGTTTACAGCTAAACCTAGGGGTTACAAAAACATACAGATTAAGTGGAACAGCCCTGCTGGAACTTGGTCAAAGCTACGCCTTGTTCGTAATTCTTTTGGCTTTCCGGTAAACCCTTGGGATGGGGATCTTTTAGCGGAGGCGGCTATTGAAACAGATCCAACACTCTATGACGACACGTATCAACTGGTAGAAGGAGCGTATTACTATTACTCTCTTTTTGTATTTGAAACTGTAACTTACACTTGGATTCGTGTTGGAGATGCCTCTGGTGTTTCCGTAAAAGACTACGGCTATATAAACAACTTGTATGAAGGTCTTCCAGCAATTGCTAGAATTAAAAGTGCTTACGACGCTTCTGGAAACTACGACAATAAAGATCTTTATAACTTTGTTTCTTTATTTGCTTTTGAGCTTAGCTATGCTCACACAGTGGTAAACCTACTTAACAACAAATATGATGTGCAAAAATGTAACGGAGCCTTAGTGCCATTGTTTTTACAACAACTTGGTTATGACTACGAAAAAGAAATTGGATACCAGCAATCTCGTATTTTAGTCCGTGATGCTGTACAGATTAACAAAGAAAAAGGTAGTAGCCAAGGTTTGCGAGAGTACATTAAAGCTTTTGCCGGATACGCTGTTACTAAACCTGTAGGCACAGAGCCTAATCCTTCAGTTGATGGTTTAACTATGGGACACAACCTAATGCTCGATTACAACGACTCTTCTTTTGAAGAGGGAATTGGTCACTGGGGATCATTAAACGGAACAGCGTCTCTTTCTTCAGTTAGAACACAGACTGTACGCCAAGCTAGCATTACATCTAATGTGGCTACAATTACTTTAGAAAAAACACATGGGTATCGTGTAGGAGACAAATTTACAACTTCTAACTTTCCGTTAAACCTGTTTAATACCATTTCCAATCAATTTACTGTTACCGGGGTTGGCGCAAAAACTATATCTTTTAGCTTAACCGGAGCAGATGTTCCAACTACAGATGTTTACAATAAAGTATTTAAAGCTTACCCAACAATTAAACCTTATCCAGCACCTTGGATTGAGTCAACGTCTTCAACCTTTACACCTAATAAACGTCAAGGGGTATTATCGGTAAAAAATGTATCTGGTTCCACAGCCACAATTAAATTTGAGTGCGGTTACGCCGGCGGGGATATAACAAAATTTAACCCTCTTACAAGAGGTATACCTGTAACGGCCGCTCTTTCTTATAGCTTTAGCGGGTACACAGTAACTGGCGGTTCAGCTAGATCTGTAACTATGGGTATTAGTTGGTACACACGTTTTGGTGTTTTTATCTCTGAGTCTTCAGGAACACCAAGCAACAACGCTACAGGTGAGCTAGTCAACGGTAGCCGTAAATTTGTTACTGACACGGCCCCCGCTGGTTCATATTATGCGGTACCTAATATTCAAGTAGCTTCAGCTGCTGGCAGCGAGTTTCATTATTTTGACGCTTTGCAATTTGAACAAGATGCAAACCCAACAACATTTGATGAGGCTCGACAAGTACATCTAACTATTAGAGCAACAAGAATTAATGAGTTAAAGAACCCTAACTTTGCAAGCCCTATTGCCCCTTGGACAGCCAGCAACTCTACAAACACAATTGATGCTACTAGCCAAGAGCCGGGTGTATCAGTATTTAAGATTGCTAGAGCGGCATCGCTTAACAGCGTTGTGACTTTGACTCTTACAGTAAGCCATGATTTTAAAGTTAACGACGTTATATCTATTACAGGATCTACCTGGGTAGGTGGAGATTTAAACGGAACTTACACGGTAACAGCCGGTAGCGGTGGAAAAATTGTTACCTTTGCAAAGTCAATTGCTAATCAAACAGAAGCTGATTGTTCAGGCGCAATATTCTTTGCAGGCAACGCCCTTAAACTTACAGCTACGGGCTCTTCAGTAGTACTTAAGTCTTGGGACGGAACTACTAACGGGCAATTAATGCCAATTCACTATCCAAATACTCAATACACTTTCAGCCTTTATGCACAGGGGTTAAACACAGCTGACACTCTTACCCCATCTATCAAATGGTACAACTCTGCCTACGCTCAAATTGGATCAGCCACATCAGGAAGAGTAGCAAGGCTAACAGCCAGCATTACAAACGTCTCTGGAATTAACGGACGTGTTACCTATCAAGCTGAGAATACTTTTACAGTTGGTCAAGTGGTAACCATTAGCGGAATTACTATGATTAGCGGAACTACTTATAACTTATCTAACGTTACAATTGTTAGTGCTACAGAAGACCAGTTTATTGTTCTATCGGGCGCTAACGGTCTTTACAACACCGGTGGTACAGCAACCCCTACAGTTACTGACAAAGATTGGATACGACCATATGTAACTGCAACTGCCCCAGCTACAGCCGCCTATGCCGCAGTTGAGATGGCTTGGGCAACAGCAAACACCCGTACCGTTAAATTTGATTCATCTTTGTTTGAAAACTCGGCTGGACTTTTAGATTACTTTGACGGAAGCAATGGCCCGTGCTCCCCAGCAGATTTATATTGGGAGGGCAATAGCACCAACTCCGCTAGAAGCCACCTATACAAAAATAGGTTTGCTGTAATAAGTCGACTTATCGGCTCAAAGATTTCAGAAAACGTTGTTACTGGCACCCCAGTTTCAGTCTACTTGGCGCAACCTCAAACATAGGCTAGTCTGTGCCTCCCCTACCAAGGAGGTCCCATGGACAAATATTATGTGCTCGTCGCCGGCAATGGATCAACCACCCGCGCAAATCTAGAAGCTTTAATGGAAGATTATTATTATGCTCAAAGTTCCAATGGAGCTAACGGCACTTTAGTTTTAGCCTATAGTGATAGACCGAGCCAAGGACAAACGTTTGCTACTCAGTTAGCAAAGGACAAAGGTAAAGATCTTTTAGTCTTTACAACAGAGTCTGGAAAGTTTGATGGAATACCGCCAGCCAGTGTCAGCATCTCTGACAACCCAATTAAAAACGCAGTTGATCACCTTAAAGGTTTAAATGCCTCAACGTTTCTTCTGTGGGCTGACGAAGACAAGGATTGCCAAAACACCTTAGCGGCTTGCAAAGACGCGGAAATCCCATGCTTTGATTTAACGGAGGGATTGATTCCCTTGAACCCGGCTCAAAACATTAAAGCTACAGTCGAGCCGACGATTCCAGCAAAAGAAAAAATTACAGCGCCTGAGGAGGACGAAGATGCCGAGGAAGAGGATGACGAAGAAGATAGCGAAGAAGAGGAAGAAGGTGTCGACGAAGAAGACATGGACAATCTCTACTTTGGAATCCAAGCCATCGCCAAAATCTTTGCGGAAGCCATCGTCGAAGAAATGAAAAAGGGCAAGGAAGACAAATAGGAGTGGTTTCGTCTAGGTCCGCATACATTTACTTGTACATCCTCATGGCAAGGCCTCAAATAAGCGCTGAAGGCCTGTCAAGGGTGCTTCCCGAAGGTGAAAGGGCCATAGGGTCCAGCCTTCGAGAGCTCCGTGAAGCGGGGCTTATTGTTACCAGAAAAGAGCATATTAACGGCCATATAATGACCATTAGCCATATCGTGGAACCCGATTCGTGGACCGCAGAAACAGCGGTACTGATACAGCACACAACGCTATATAGCTTATTAAGTACTAATAGCTTATATAGCAAAAAGCAAACCGAATATATCGGGGAACCCGATGAGACATACCAAGAGTACGATTTAAAGATTGGGGCAAGCGTGGATGATTTTCCAGCATCATACGATCCGGAGGATTTAGAAAAGGCTCGCCAACGGAGCAGGGAAGCAAAGTACCGCGAAAAAGAAGAAGTCAAAGAACAGAAGAACAAGATTCGAATGCAGAAGCGCTCAGGCGATCCCGCTAATTGGAGTATTACAGACACAGCGTTTGAGTTTGCTAACCGCATGCACGAGCTGTGGCACGTTAAGCCTTGGGCGGTTACGACCAGTCGGTTTCGTATAGCGCTAGCTAAGGCGCAATCAGAGCACGGCACTAACGGCACTCTTGAGAAGATGATGATTGACATTTATTTCCAACAGATCAAACACGATAAATCTATTGATGACCCAGAGCATATTTGGAAAAGATTTATACAGCAGTTTGCGGGGTTGAAGATTCAAGCAGAACGTCTTATGGTTACCCCGGAAGACATAGAAACCGAAAAGGTTAAATCCGAGAAGTCATGGGATTGGGCAAAGAATGTTTAAGGTTGAAGATCTAAAAGTACGCAGACGTACTTGGGTCAAGATGGCGGGCATACCGCTTGCCCGTCTTGGTTGGACGTTGTCAGATTGTGGCGATGTAAAGCCTGACACTTTAAACAAAATTAAAACTTGGATAAGTGCAGCCAATCAAGGTATGTTTATTAGAGCAGCTGGTCAGTCATCTTGCGGTAAAGGCTTAATGCTTTACGGCACACCGGGACACGGTAAGACAACTATTGCTTTAGCAACATTGCAAGAGGTTATGACTACGTTTTCTTTAGAAGCTTTTGATGTAAAAGACAACAACACTTTGATCCGACCTTGTTATTTTATTACCTACAGCGGTCTGCTAGATTTAAAGGGCGCTCAGATGGAAGGTTGGAGCGAGGATGAAGAGATAATATACGAAGGTATAATGGGCGAGTGTGCTAACGATGCTTATAACATCCGGGTTTTAGTCCTAGATGATGTAGGCCGAGAGCACGCCAGCCTCAGTGGGTGGCAAAAGAATATGCTTCACCACGTGTTAAGAACCCGCTTTAACAACGGATTGCCTACCATTGTCACTACGAATATCAAACGTGAGGACTGGGCTGGGCTGTACGGAGATTCAACAGAAAGCTTTGTACATGAAATATTCAGCTACTTACCAGTAGAATCATCACGAGGGGATTTACGAAAATGAAAGAGAACAAAGTGCGGAATGACCTAAAGCTAGTGCAAGTGTTCCTCCCTAATACAACAACGTCTGGTCCAGGCATATACGAAGTATCTGTTGGTAATCCAAACGAGTTTTACTGCACCTGTCCTGGATTCTCTAGTCGACTAAAGTGCAAACACATAAATTTTGTAAAAGCTAGAATTGAAAGCAATAATGGAAACTACCCATTAGAGATTTCAAGCCGCGCTACCCCAGATGATGCTGAAAGAGCTAGAGAATCAAATCAAGAGTTTCGAGAGTTTATTATAAAATTTGGCAAGGTTGAGGTTATATAACTAATGCGTAATGGGGATATCAGCAACGAGCTCCCCAAGAGAATATTAGTTACAGAAGATGTATTCTTAATTGTAGAGCTCACGCCTAAAAAAGTTTTAAAAATATTTACGTTATCTAAAGCTAGCAAAAAAGTACGTAAAGACATTTTAAGTTACTTGTATTTGTATACAACAAAACAAGGTATTACTCTAGAGCTTGTTTCTTTTACTATGGACGAAGAAGATTTGACCTTCTTTGTAGAGGAACTTGACAGGATGGGCACCAATCCGTTTAGATACTTTAGTTCTTATAAATCATTGAAAGACATTGTTGCAGAACTACCATATAGACCAGAAGTGATTGGTGTGATAGACATACCCACTCGAACAGCACAATACGGCCACTGGGGATTGGATTTTAATCAGTTATGAATCACGAGACTCAACTCCTTAGCAAGGTCGTACAAGCACGCGATCTAACCCCATTATTAGAAAATAATATTACAGATGGTTGGTTTTCCGATCCTGCGGATCGAAAGGTAGTTAGTTTTTTACTTTCTCATAATGCAAAATACAGAGAGTGTCCAAGTCTTGAAGTAATTAATGAAAACTTTCCTATGTATTTACCAATGCCGGTAGCTGACTCCACCGATTATTTAATTGATTGTTTAGTTAACATAAGACGCAAACAAAGAATTATTGCAACTTTAGGATCTGCACTTGAGGTTATAGAAAAAAGCCAAGACCATGAGGGTGCGCTTCAAGCTATGGAGCGCGGCATTATTAAACTTGAGGAAGATGGGTTAACTAAGTCTAATGACCTTGAAGTTACACAAGCCGCCAAGTCTGCAAAAGAAGAGTATGAACATCGTAAAAATAATCCAGGGTTATTAGGTTTGCCTACAGGGTTTCCCACAATGGATGAGGCAACATCTGGATTACAACCGGGTCAACTAATTGTAATTATTGCTCCACCTAAAACGGGTAAGTCAACACTCGCTTTGCAGATTGCACAGAACTGCCACCTAGCCGGTAAAGTTCCTATGTTCTATTCTTTTGAGATGAGCAATGAAGAGCAGAAGAGCCGTTACTACGCTATGAAAGCTAAGATCTCACATAGGCGTTTAATGACAGGTTCTTTAACAGATGAAGAGCAAGCCAGATACTTTAAAATTATTGAGGGCATTGAGAACATGAGGGACAAGTTTTGGTTTATTGATTCTTCGGGTGGTCAAACCGTTAGCGGCGTGGCCAGCAAGATTCAAAACAAGAACCCAGATATTGTATTTATTGACGGTACTTACTTGATGATTGATGAGCAGACCGGTGAATCTAATACCCCACAAGCTTTGACTAATATAACTCGATCGCTTAAACGGTTGGCTCA